CCAATTTCGGAAGTTGCAACCAAGGTCAGTAGTGTATCTAAAGTATTGTCACGAATTCCTATTATTTCTGATTTTGCGGGACCTGTCTCGTGGATTTCAGATTTGGTAGGTGGAGTGGCTTCTTCTTTTGGATACTCACGACCTGTTATTGGTTCTGCCGTCCAGCCAGTTAATTTTATTGCAGCCCGTGGTTTTGCCCAGGTCAAGGCTGAAGATGTCTCAACTGTTTTAGCAATGTCTAATGATAATGAGATATCTCCTTCAGTCAAAGCTTTTATGACGGATACTGATGAGATGAGTCTGGAGTATGTTTGTAACAATCCTGGTGTTGTGGAGACTGCAGCATGGAGATCCTCGGATCCCGTGGGAACGTCTTTTTTCACCACTATTGTATCAACTATTCCTATTTCAACTATAGTCGGTCCCGATAAGATCTATATGCCCACTAATTTTGAATATGTGAGTATGAATACTGGGTATTGGCGAGCTGATATTTATTATAAAATTAAATTCGTTAAAACACCTTTTCATGCAGGTCGACTAGAAGTAGTCTTTTTCCCTGGTGAAATGGGTGGAGTTACTGGTGTGGATACTAGTAATTGTTATAAACAAATTATAGATATTTCTCAAGAATCAGAACTTGAGATTTGTGTACCTTATATGTTTACTCGTCCTATGCTTCGTAGTGTTTTGGATTCTGCACCAGCAGATGAATCAACATTTGGTTTAGGCACAATAGCTGTTACGTCCATTTCCCCTCTCATTCATCCTGATTCAGTTGCTAGTGAAATTGGTATTGTTGTTTCTAAGTATGCAAAGAATTGTCAATTTGCTGGTCTTGTGTCCCGCTCAAAGACTCTTCGTCTTGCAACTAATGAAACACCAGTATCAAATGAAGTGAATGCCCATTTGCAAATTGCGGTGGGCACTGTAGTTAATAACCCTAAATTTGTCGCGTTTGGCGAAACTAATTCGGATCAAATTAATACAACTGAATATGTATGTGGTGAACAGTTGACATCATTGCGACAGCTTGTGAAATCTCATCAATTTGCGACTCATCTGCCCGATGAGGTAACAGACCTCGCTCAACCATGCGGGGCTTCATGGGATACATATCTCGGTCGTTTTGCACCAATGTATGGTTTCTATAGAGGAGGAATGTCTTATAAAGTTTTTTATGTTGATAGTAATATTAATACTATCACATCACAGATCCATCTGGATGGTGAAAGAGGTATAGGAGCTAGACACATAACCAAAACTGTTTTGAACCCTTTTCATGAAATTCAGGTTCCATTCTATGGCACTTGTCGACGTGAAATTACATGTAGAAACATTGTGACTTTTGGTATTCCGACTGTCACGGTTGTGTTCTCTGACGAACAAACCAAACCATCAGAGCTTTATCTGGCAGCAAAGGATGATTTTTCATTTGGGATGTTGCTTGGTCCCCCTAGTGTATTTTTAGCTACTCCATAACATACGCACGATGAAATGTGCTGAGTGATTATGTTATATAGTTATAAATAGAGAGGCTTAATCATATAGTCTCTCAATAATTAAGTGCATGTGTAACTTGTCCTGAATTATTTATTTATGGTACCGAC